GCAATTGAATCCTCAGCCTGCTTTGCATTCTTCTCAAGGCCAGACTCGATAGCTGACTGAAGGTTGCTGAACATCTTAGCGATATCCTGCTCCTCAGAAACCTCTGAATTATCAACGGTCTCCTCTTCCTTCTGCTCTTCAGCTACTGCCTCTGTGCTTGACTCAACTTCAGTCTCAGCCTTTCCTTCCTCTGCAACCTCATCTACTGCTGTTGCTGCGGAACCAGCCTCAACCTCCGTCTCAGGAGTCTTGTTCTCTTCTGCCACGATTACACCTCCTTCGTTGTTTGCAGGTTCTTCCTGCTTAGCGATTGGTTCTTCCTCTGAACCGCTCGTGATAGAAGAATTACGACCAGCAACTAGTGAAGCAACCTTTTCGGTCTTTTCCTCATCGCTGTCGTACTCAAACCATCCGATGTTGGCCATTGCTGTACCACAATTTCCGCACTCTGCGGAATCATCGGTGGAAGTCTTAGCAATACCATCCTGCTCACAGTAGAAGACGTTCTCGGAACGAGTGTCAGCTACAATTCCCTTCATTACAGTGCTACCATCGGCAGCCTTAGTAATTGAGAACACGTTTGCAAGCTGGTTTGCTGGAGAATCTACCAAGCTTAGCTCGACTAGCTCATAGTCCTTTACAAAGCGGATTGAACGACCTGCGTCCTTAACCCACTGAGTTTCAGCATCAATGATGGCTCCGCCGATAGAAAATCCCTGGAGCGTTCCATCGAGAACCTTCTCCCAAGTATCCTGCGCACCCTTAGACACATAGACCGTAACGAAGATTCCGTTATAGAACTTCTGTGTCTGCTGGTCAAAGTAGGAGTCTTCCTTGAAATCAACCATGCGCCCAACCGCAATTGGCTGGTGCATTTCACGGATGTTTCCACGGAAACGGCTGAATGCACGCTGGTTGGCCTCCTTGAGAACTACATCTCCCTGGCTGTCAGCGTTGTCGAGAGAAGCCCAACCTGAAACCAGGCGGTTCTCCTTATCAACCTTGGAAAGTGGCATCGTAAGGCGAACATTGTCACCATCTGAAGCCCACTGAGCCTTCTTAATCTCCATGTTTAGATAATATCAGCCGCCTTTTAAAAAGGCAAATTATTCTGGGTGTGTTTCTTTGTATTGGATGAAGCGAACGTTCAGATAGATAGCAGCGCAATATAGAGCCATTGCACTTGATGTGATTCCACCTGTGTTACGCCAATCCCCCGCGAAATATCCCATGGCAATGATTAGCCAGTGAATAAAGCCGACAAATGCTCCAATCGTAAGTGATTTAACAGACCCACGAATAACTCCGTAAGTCATAATGGCACCTACTGCCATTGCCATTGCACCCCAATATGATTCTGGTGCAATATCTGCTAGCCAATCGTAGACTTGTGCGTGTCCAAACACATCCCAGAAGGGGTTGGCAATCCAGAACCCCCAGAGAAATGTGTAAATGGACAAAACTACTGCGGCTACTTTATTGATTGGCCTAGCCAACGCTGTGGCTAGGCTCTCCCAAGCCCTTCTTAGAATCCTAATCATCTATTTTAGGCGGTCTGTCTTCCTTCTCCCTGTGGATTTCTGGTGTTGTTCGAAGATGCAGAGTCGGTTGAGTTTCCGGAACGCTCCTGGTCTCTCCTCCTATTTCCTGAAGCCTGTGTCTTTTGCTCTGCCGCCTGCTGAGGCTTAAGTTCCACTGGCTTGTCTCCTCCCTTAATTCCTGGAAGACCCTGACGAGCACGAACCTCATTAGGTAGGTAAGTACCAAGACGTAGGTAACGCTCATCAATCTTTGACTGAGTATCTTCATCTGTAAGTGAAAGTTCGTTCAGCTTAAGAATGAATACATCTGTCATTTCCTTGACCATCTTGTTCAACTTCTTTTCAAGAATTCTCTGCTCTGGACGGCAGACCTGCTCCTTGAAAGTCTTATCAGCATCACGCGCGGCTGCAAGAGAAACACCCTCACCCAAAGACACCTTTGAGATTGGAACTCCGTGAGCCATAAGGATTTCATTCAAGTTACCCTTTCGATAGTTGTTGAATGAAGAATCCTGCGTGCCTGTTTCTACTGGCTTCATTTCGAATGAAACCTTCTTGCCCTCCTCGTCGGCAGGCAGAGGGACATAAAGTGTTCTATGGTTCTTACCTTTCAAGGAAGCCTGGAAGAATTCTAGAATCTGCTGCTCTGACCTTGATGAAAGATTACCACCCTTGATTACGATAACGTAACGAGGGACAGCCTTGTTCTCAAAGTAATCAAGGTTGAAACGCGCAGAGAATTCATTACCAGTAACAGCATTCATGGCAGAAATGATGTCTGGGACACCATAGTAACCATGTGTTGGTGTGTACTTCTTGAAATGAATAATCTCGTTAGGACGTGGGTCGTGACCAATTGGGTCGGTCGTCTCCTTATCCCCGAAGTTTCTGAAGAACACAGCTCTGTTTGAAATAATCTGGACAAATCCATCTCGCTGCTTTCTGATTCGAAGCGTGGTTGATGGAATGTGACCTACATATCCAATTTGGCCAGTGTTCTTTCTTCCTACCTCAAGGTAGGCATTTCCGGTAGTTTCGTAATCAGTCCAGAGCTTAGACAATGTCTCATCAAACTCATCTTCTTCATTACATGAATCAAGCCAGTCATTAAGCTCACGACGACCACGGGAAAGCTTACGACGAAGCTTCGCTAGCTTGTCCTCATCTCCCTCAATCTCGTCTAGCTTTTCCTTGGTAGCGTCTGATTCTACGAACTGATATCCCAACCCGGCGATATTCTTCACCTTAGCCTTTACGGCTGCGGCGTGTGGCGATGACTTCTCGTATAGAGCTGCTAGGTAATCAAGATTGTACGGTGGCATTACCACCTCAAACAGGTTGTATCCTGTAATCTCGTCTCGCTCTTCACGCTTAGTCTTAGCCCCACCCGTTCCACGCTGGAACTTCTGCAATTCACGTGTAGTTCTACGCTTAAGGGCAGGGGTAATTCCGTCCATCTTACGAACTTCGTCAGCGGACTTTGAGAATACATCTACTTCGTCAGAAGACGCGCGGTATTCTACGATAGAGCCAACCTTAACCTCAATTTCCTGTGGCTCGTCTTCTGCGGATACAACCTTAGTTGTCATTATCTAGCCTGCTCCTCCCTAAATGCAGCAATATCAAGCTCATCTGGTACTAGACCAAAGGCCATCCTGCGCTTCTGCTCCTCAAATTCTTCGTCAGAAACCTGTCGATGACCAGAAAGAAAGAATGGCTTACCTTCGGTAACACCATAAGCACGAACAGCATCCTTAAGCTGCTGAAGGCGCTTTCTGTCCCCCTTCATGGCAGAAATGTTCAGGAAGTTACCATCGTCGTCGCCAATCCAACGACCATCAGGCATCTCCCAGACATAAACGCCCCAGGGAACCTCTTCTACAATTTGCTTTCGTGTAGTCTTCATATATGAAATTATACCCACAATGCATCTTAAGGGCAAATTGTGGTCACGAATGCGTCAAAATAGGGAGTTAGCAAGCATTTTTGGCATCAGCCTGCACCAGTGATAGCCCAGTTATAGGCATACGCCCTAAATGGCGAAGATGTTTCTGTGAAAGTATGCTCGTGAATGTTCGTTGTGCTCTCGTCAGCAATCTGAGCTGCTGCTGTACCAACCCAAGTGTCATAAATCAGCACTGCATCACCAGAAGTGATAGGGTCATTGTACAGAGCCACATATCCTAGTCTCATTGGGTATGCTGCTGTTCCAGCAGAGTTGTTTCCAATATAGACCTGAGACGTTGTCCCAGAAAATACCGCCAAAACATGGTGCCACTTTCCAGTATCAAGGGTATATGGAGATGTTACGGACACGCCATCAACATAAAGTGCGGTAAGTCCAGTGAATGTCCACTGACCAGAACCATTTGATGTAATAGACGCTGACCCCACAGACAAAATCGTCTTGCTAGCTGTACTTGTATCTACCTTTACAGCCATTTCTACTGCTGTGTATGGGTCGAAATCTGTATCTGCTGGAATGGATACACCATTTGATGCTGGCAAAACAACCCCGGCGTTATCATTGAATGAAGCTGGTGGATACGAGCTTCCAGAAAGAGTCACAGTTAGCGGAGCCACGAAGGTTGCTGGAAGATTTTCGTCAGAACCCTTGATTGTCTTGTCCGTATAAAATACAATCTTGAGACTATCGACAACAGCTTGAGCTGTTGATGTTGTTGGGATAGTAACCCTTACTGCAATAGCATATCCCGAAGCAAGACTCTGTGTACCAACAATAGACCCGCCGTTTGTTGCGGCAGTCCATGTTGTATCATCTGTTGAATATTCAACAGTAATTGCATCTGTTGAATACCACGTAATCTTGGAGCCATTGAGCGTAATTCCAGTTCCAACATCACTGTCTACAGAGAACTGATATGTCCACGTGCCTGTAAGCCATGTACCAGATGTTTCATCAAATAGATTGACCAGAGAGCCATCGACTTCGGTCACATTTCCTGTAAATGTTCCTAGACTCCAGTCATCATCTCCGCCGAAATCAAGAGTCTCGTATACTGATGAAGCATCATCAGAGAATACGTAATACTTTCCGCCATTATTCAGTGAAAGGTTCACTACCTCCGGATAATCCGTTCCCAGGTTGTAATGTCTAGCTACACGAACGTAATCTAGCGTGTAATTGTAAACTGCGACTGTATCTACAACCATAGAAGTTGTCATGGTTGTCTTGAGATTCGTTGTTATATCAGCAAATCCCGCCGATAGAATAGCATCGTCAATTTCTGTGGTTGCCACAGCAACACCATTGATGTATAGAATCATAGACTTGCCATCATATACACCAACAACGTGATAGATTTCGCCTGCATTTAGATGGTTGTAGGTAACACTTACAACCTCCGAAAACTCAAGGGAGAAGCGTAGCACCAGTCCATCAAGGAAGAGTCCGCTGTTGTTGCGAGCAATGATTACTCCCGTGCCACTCTGTGGCTTAATCCAAGCTTCCAGAGAAAATGCCCTGGTCTCTCTGCCCTGAATCATTACATTGCTTACTGGATAATTGATTGTGTCTCCAGAATCGACGTGCTGAGCACCGACACCCCCGGCAACAATCGGGCGGGTTGTCGTTGGAGACCCTGTGTAAGTAGCATTGTTTCCGTATCCAGAAGAATCATTCAGCGGAGTGCTATCAAATGACCAGAGTCCAATAGGTCCATCCTTGAGAACATGGTAAATGTAGGTCATATAACAAATTATATCGCATATTCCGAAAACGACAAAACCCC